TTCTATGATGTAGACGGAGCCGAAATCAGACACATTAAAACGCTAACGGAGTGACGCAATGAACAATTATCTACCAACAGACTACCAGAACTTTATTGCCCTTTCCCGGTACGCCCGTTGGAAAGAGGATGAACAACGTCGTGAGACTTGGAGCGAGACAGTCGAGCGATACTTTGACTACATGGAAAAACACCTTGGGCAGAAGCACAACTACGCTTTGTCCGATGAACTACGCGCAGAACTTGAAGAGGCTGTGCTTAACCAAGACATCATGCCAAGCATGAGAGCATTGATGACCGCCGGTCCTGCACTTGACCGATGTCATGTCGGCGGCTACAATTGCTCCTACGTACCAGTGGATAGTCCTCGTGCCTTTGACGAGACAATGTACATCCTCATGTGCGGCACTGGTGTAGGCTTCTCTGTAGAACGTCACCATACGGAGAAGCTGCCTGTCGTCAACGAAGATATGCATGACACAAACACTGTCATCAAGGTTGGCGACTCTCGTCCGGGCTGGGCCAAATCCCTGCGTGAATTAATCTCGCTGCTGTACGCAGGGCAAGTACCACAATGGGACACGTCAGAGGTTCGTCCTGCTGGCGCACGTCTCAAGACCTTTGGTGGTCGTGCGAGTGGCCCAGCCCCACTTGAGGAACTCTTCCAGTTCACTGTGGAGATGTTTAAGAAAGCATCAGGCCGCAGGCTATTTCCTATCGAATGCCATGACCTGATGTGTAAGATTGGTGAAGTGGTTGTTGTAGGCGGTGTACGTCGCAGCGCACTCATCAGCCTATCTAACCTGAACGATGACCAGATGCGCCACGCCAAGTCAGGTCAGTGGTGGGAAGGTGAAGGCCAACGTGCGCTGGCTAACAACAGTGTTGCCTACAAAGGCAAGCCAGAGATGGGTACATTCATGCGTGAGTGGGTATCTCTATACGAGAGCAAGTCTGGTGAGCGTGGCATCTTCAACCGCAAGGCAGCGAAGGAGCAAGCCGCTAAGAATGGTCGCCGTGATGCGGAACAAGATTTCGGATGCAACCCATGCAGTGAAATTATCTTACGTCCGTATCAGTTCTGTAATCTATCAGAGGTTGTTGTTCGTGCATCTGACACGCAGCAAACACTGACAGAGAAAGTTCGTCTGGCTACCATCCTTGGCACATTCCAATCTACACTCACGGACTTCAAGTATCTGCGCAATGTGTGGAAGAAGAACACAGAGGAAGAGCGGCTGCTTGGCGTGTCACTGACAGGTATCATGGACAATGCTATGATGTCTGGCAAGTCGGCTCACCTTGGCATGAACATTGGGGCTACGCTAAACGCACTCAAGGAACAGGCTATTGTCACTAACGCCGCTATGGCGGAACAGCTTGGCATTGCACAGTCTGCGGCCATCACCTGCGTGAAGCCGTCTGGTACAGTCTCACAGCTTGTGGACAGCGCCTCTGGCATCCATGCTCGTCACAATCCGTACTACATTCGCACAGTGCGTGGCGACAACAAAGACCCTATCACGCAGTTCCTTGTCTCTGAAGGTATACCGGCAGAGCCAGATGTGATGAAGCCTGACAGCACAACAGTGTTCAGCTTCCCGATGAAGTCACCACACAGTGCAGTCACACGGTTCGACATGTCCGCTATTGAGCAGCTTGAACTGTGGCTCCTGTACCAGCGTCACTGGTGCGAACACAAGCCGTCTGTCACCATCTCTGTGAAAGAACATGAGTGGATGGAAGTAGGCTCGTGGGTGTACGACCACTTTGATGAAGTGTCAGGCATCAGCTTCCTGCCATTCAGTGAGCATACCTACAAGCAAGCACCTTATCAAGATTGCACCGTTGAAGAGTACGGCGCAATGTTGCAACAGATGCCCAAGAAAGTAAATTGGGATTTACTTCGTGAGTATGAGAAGGAAGATACTACGTCAGGTGGACGAGAGTTGGCATGTACTGCTGGCGTCTGTGAGGTAGTGGACATAGCTGCAGCATGATTGAAGGTGCGGACATGCCTAACTGGTGGCAGTGGTGGTTGTTATTCGCCATCACTGTCAACACAGCTATCAACGTAGTCGTGTTCTTCAAACACAGGTTTAGACAGAAGAAAGCTGTTGACACATGAGTAAGGACAAACTAATATGGAAGCAAGGTGACGGGTGGGTGCAATATAATCCCCCTCGTCACCACCCTTGCTATGAAGAGTGGATGAAACGGAAGGAGAAAGAGAATGAAAAAGCAGATGATACAGGTTCTTAAAAACCACGCCATTGCAAATATACACTTGCACAAAACGAATGTAGATGTATACTTTGCAAACCCTTCAGGTATCGGGGAACACTCTGATATTATGGAAGCCGTCCAAGCAGAGTTAGATAAGATGGCTATGCACGAAGACCGCCTCGCAATCCTCAACAACTGGCCGCAAGGAGATGATAATGCAGAATCTGGAACCGCAGACTAAAGACCGTAAGAAGTTTGATTTAGACCTTGAATATGGCAAAGTGCGTGAGCAAATGGTAGCTGACATGCTTCAGGATAAGAAGATTGAGGTCAAGTCAGAGCGTGGCATGTGGATGCGCACAGGCAATATTGCCATTGAGTACGAGTGCTATGGCAAGCCCAGTGGCATTGCTGCCACAGAGTCGGACTACTGGTTTCATAATCTATGCATTGGTGACGAAGTGTTCGCTACACTTGTGTTCAATACAGACTCACTGAAGCGTATCATCGACAACCTAGATTACAAGAAGAGTGTATCGGGTGGTGACAACAAAGCCTCTCGCATGTACCTGCTAAACCTGCAGAAGCTGTTCTCTTCCGATGTAATCAAAGCCTTTAAGGAGAAAGCAGATGAACAAGAACCTTGCGGATAACTTTAACGCTGGCTACAAAGCCTTTGGCAGAGTAGAAGAGTTTCGTAGCCCTCGTTTTGGTACTCGTTATCGGCAGGTGGCTAACCCTATGAAGAAAGATACCACTCCTTACCGTGAGTGGCAACGAGGGTGGGAAGCTGCCTACTTTAAGAACTTGGAGCAACTAAATGGACTTGGAACTAGAAGCTAAACAGTGGATGAAGGAGAGACAGTTGAGTAGTATTACCGCAGCAGAGTACCAGTCTCGTGCATGTGAGACAGCAATCTTCCCGAAAAAACAGGCTATGGAGTATCTTACTCTTGGCCTGACAGGCGAGGCAGGTGAGATTGCAAACAAAGTAAAGAAGTTCATCCGTGATGGTGCAGCCAAGGACGAGTACCTTGCCAAGCGTATTGAGATTGGATACGAGATTGGTGATGTGCTGTGGTACTGCGCTGTACTGGCCGAAGAACTTGAGATGAACCTTGGACACATCATGGAGAAGAACTTGGAGAAACTTGCAGACCGACACAAGCGTGGAAAGATAAGCGGGTCAGGTGATAACAGGTGACGGAGGGAAAGAAACTATGGAAGAGAGTGAGTAGGATGGACTTAGGAAACCCTGTGATAACAGCTTTAGTAGGCTTAGTTATATTCTACATAGGCTTAAAGACATTCTCTGGTGGCATGAAATCTATGGGCAACATAGAACATCTTTCATGGTTCTTGGGCAACCCGTTGTACATGTTTGCAGGTGGTATCATAATGACACTGCTGTGGCAATCGTCCAGCCTGTCTACTACAGCCATCATTGCGCTGGTTGCCTCTGGTGCCTTGCCTTTACCAGCAGCTATTGCTGCAGTGTTAGGTGCGAACATAGGCACAACAGGAACAATCTGGCTGGCAGGTC